TACTCTCGAAATCAAATTCTTCTTTCATAAAAAAAACTGTGTTAGCAAAGTTAATACTTTATTCCTTGCTGACACAGTTTAATTTACATCCTCGTTTTAAATTCTTCTGTGCTATCTTTAAACTCTTATGGAACATACTGCTTAACAAATATTTCAGATATATACCACGAGGCAGAAAAAATTAAATTCTTTGATTCAAAAGAAGATGCGGAAAGCTACATTCTACAAAATAAACTTTCCCCAGTCACCATATTGGAAATTTTCATATAATAGTAAAGCCGGATTCCTCCGGCTTTAACTTTACTTTACCCATTAGCATTTCCCATATAAGTCTTACGAGAAACCTGCTTATTCCAACTCGTTCCATTCTTGTTGAAATTTCCCAAGTACCGCCCTGTAATCCGATTCACAAGATTATTAGGATTACTTGCATCACTTCCATAACGTCTTTCTGCGATTCTATTCGCTTGTCGGGCTATTTCCCAACCTGATTTAGTTTTTCTTCTTTTGATTCAGCTTTTAATTTCAAAAAGTTAAACAATATAATTTCGCCATATCTATTTCTTTTTCCTACGATTAGCCAATTCCTTACCACTGATTCTATTCACCTTCTGACCACCATATACTGCGTGTAATTTATCCCGTTGCATCATCAGCAGATTCCGATAAGGGATAATCTCAAACACTTCTGTATAACTCAGATGCAGCGTGTCAATCAAATGGGCTATCTGCCCGAAGAACGTTGTGTTTCCTACTGTTTCGGTCTTGCTGCCAGCATCGACACGTTCCTCATCGAGCTGACACACTGAAAAGCCGAAATATCCATCATGGAAAAACACACTTCCAAAGCATTCCTAACTTCTTCAAAAGTCCCGTTCTCCAAATTATCAGCCAGTTCCTCACTGCCACAGATGAAACAAGAAATGCCTTTCAGCATATCTTCAGTAGCTTCAGGAAGCTCTTTAATAGCTTCCATGACATTATCTCCAGTCATGCCGATATTGGAAAAATGATGAATGGCACGACAGATAATTTTAATTGTAGGAGGTTTAATGGTATAAACCATCCCTCCTATCTCCACATTCATGAAATCCAGCCCTAACAAAGCATCAGAAACCGTTTTTGCTGCTTGATTCATATTCTTAAACTAAAAGGGGGAATGGTATATATCCATCCCCCGGTTATCACTCTTGTGCTTTTACCAATGTTATCTCTTTTTTAAGAGTGGTATCAACTTCAGAAGGAGTGGTTTTAATATCTCCTGACTGAGTGACGTACCCCACTTTCGACACTTCATAGTGAACGGTAGCCCCAGCATTCACCTGCTTTGACTTGACCGTTGCACCGTCCAGCTTTACGGTCGCATCGGAAGGAGTAGGTACAATGGTTACTGTAGTTCATGCCTGCAAAGCTTTAATCTGCCCCTCTTCGTAGTTATACTCAGAAGAAACGCCTTCAATTCCCGGTTCCTGCACCAAGCCTTTTACAGCGATTGCAATTGCCTTATCCGTATTGGCTTCACGGGAAACAATACGGCATTTTGGGAAGATGAACCAGACATCATCATCGGTCAGACAGAACAATGCTTTGTTGATAATAACTTTATCCAAAGCACGCTTCCAACCCACATCTTTAGATGTTGCCTGAATAACATCGCCACCCATGAACGCTTTCTTTGTCTTCCAGTCATATTGTCCGATAGAGAAAGTTGGTGACACTTCTCCCGGCACATCATCGTAACGGTAATTCTTTCCCGTTAATTGGTTCTTGTACCCAGTGACGGAGGCTTCCGTCTCCTCAATCTGCCACGTTTCCCCGTGTACATTCAAGACCTCATCTTTGGCAGCGATGGCTGCTTGAATCAAAGTTTTTGCAATTTCGGGGGTAATGTCTGCCGTTACCTTATCAATGTCGGCAAACAAGATTCTTTTAATTCCTACTGCTGAAATCATAATCTTATAGTTTTACATTTAATACTTCAAATAAAATTCTCACATTCACATAATGACATTTCAAAGCTGTGTCCGCTTCCGTACCAATTGATTCAATAGAGTAACGATAGGTTGTACTGTCATAGGTGCTTACTACATCATCAAGCAGCTTGCCAGCCTTTCTTTCAAGTTCGTTAAGCCGGATTGTGTTCGCTTCATTCTCGCTTAAATTGGGTACACATAGATTCACTTCTGCGAAAGACTTCTTCCAATACTTTCCCGGCTGTTGTTTCTTTGTGTGGATAACGATTCTTTCAGAGGCCAATTCACCCGTCAGCGTTTCTCCTGCTGGCACTATGCATATCTCGAAAGCCTTGCAATCCCGGTAGAGGATGTTTCCTATGTCGGTGGTTACTATCATACTATCAAATATTGGACGTTTTCGTCATATTCGAGAAATACGTGACAAACCAAATCTCCAAGTTGAACCGTTCCGGCAAATCTTTTTCCAGCCAAATCTGCATCTGATACGTGTTGCCCCGTTCCGTACATATAAATATCCACAAAGCACAATTCTTTCTGATATTCATCTACGATAGCCCACAAGCAAACAGTACCTCGTTGTACTTGAACAGACAATATCCTCGCCCCGATAGGCAGACATAGTTTTGAATGGTCTGCAACAATCAATTCATACTTGAATATTCTTTTCATTTTTCAAATTCTTCTTTTAATCGTTTCTCCGCATATAAAGCAGCACTACTCAAAACATCATACCCTTTAGATTCTACGAATGAAGCGTATTCCGCTTCGTTTTTCAGCGTCAAACCGTCTTTATCGACATCGTAATCATTGGACGTTCTCAAAGTGAGTGTATGGTCTTGATAATCGCCATTTTCCTCTGCGTACTTCACGGCTTCATCGCCTACATCAATCATCTTCTTTTCGACCTCCCATTCTCCTTCATCGAAAAAGGAGTCGACATCTGAGAAATCGAAATCTACATCCATAATTCCGAGTAGTTAAAGTAGTTTGTACTCTTTATCGTGTAGACTTCGCCTTGACCTCTTACGCCATCACCATCCATGCAACGTACTTCATCACCAGCCTTGACAGTAATTCTCTTCTCACACACCACATGATAATTCGGACGATACACAGAGCCGTTATCAGATGAAAACTCTTTGGTAGTGTTATCATCACAACGGCACTTGCATACCTCCTGCCAGTATTCACCACCTGTTCCAGGAATAGGTCTGCCAAACTCATCCTTATCCATCGGGGTGATAACTTTTACCTGCAATATGTGTGGAGCGAATATCATAAAAAAGTCACTTTAGGTTTGTTACTCAGTTCGTCTTTCAAGCCGTACTGCTTACACAGCCATGAGTACAATTTCATTAGGCTATCAACATAATTAGACCAAGACACAGAAAATCCGCTTTCGCTGACCGAAGATGGATTTTGTATCATCCACGGAATTTGCTTTGCACAAGCGACCTCTAATCTTGCCCGATTTTCCTCGGCAAAAGGTTCTTCACCATCCAATCCCGTTCTTGAAAGTATATTTTCAACTACAAGATTAGACGGGGTGTTCTTATCAAATACGCTTAATACAAACTCCTTGTTACTCATGGCTGATATCATTCAATATGGTGTAATCAGTTTACTATATGCGGTATAGCTATAATGCGTACAATGTTTAGATTTATAGATGTATCTGAACGGACATTTGGGAACATTAATTCGTATCCCTTGAATAGCCGCTTCCTCTTTCATCGAACACATCATAGCCGGGTTATTTGCAACCAAGAAGACGGGAGGTGTCATGGTCAGTACAACACAATCAGCCGGAGCCGTTTCCAAAGTGATAAACTGAATATCCGGCAGACCAACATCAACCGATGGATTCACGTATTCACGCTTAGGAGATTCCACACTTGATGCCTGCACGCTCAACGAAACCAAAGACATCATTAAAAAGCCACACATGGCAAAAATAAAATTCTTCATTCCTTTTCTGATTTATAAAATTAGACAATGGAAGGGTAGAAGCACTACCCTATCCTTTTACTCGATACCTAATGCTTCTTTCAGTTTGGCTGTTGATTCTTCATCTAGTTCTGCAACCTTAGCCAAAAGAGTTTCCTCTTTCATGTTGCCGGAAGCCTGCGCACCGATAGACCTCAAAGCGTCAACCAAAGTCTTCTTCTCAAACTCCTTTTCAAAGAGGGAGATTTTCACCTCCTTCTTTTCTTCAGGGGCTTTCACTTCGGGATTTTTTGCCTCAATCCGTTCAGCAAGTCTGCGGCTTTCCATATCCAGCACACGGGCTTCCTCACCGACTTCAATCACTTCACCGGGAGTATAATACTTTCCGGTGAACTTGTCGCGGAAAACTGATATAACCTTTACTTTCATATCCTACCTCCTTATGCTGATTGGATGGATGCAATTTCGCTCAGGTCGAAATTGGTAATCAAGTCCGGGTTGGAAATCTGCGGAATCCACTCGGCCGTATATTCCATGTAGCGACCGTTTTTGTCACGGTAGTTAGAGATAAGCATCTGCCCCTCTGACGGGATATAAGTACGTCCTTGTACCGGGTCTGTCGCTTCATATGGGGTATGATGGCGCATATAACCGATTTGGTCAGAAGGCAACAGAGTAATACGGTTATCCGCGTAAATCTGCACATTCTTTCCCGTCTGGTCTTTCACGTAGTCTTCCTTGATTTCGATGCGAGGCAGACCGATGCCGGTGAACACTTCGGAAGCCAAAGAAGAGGAAACCAATCCCGTACTCAACTTCATTTCGTTGCTGCCGAGAATCATCTTGTACTGCTCACCAAATTCAGATGAACCAAGAATAAGTTTGTTGAAAGATGCACGGGTCATTATCATCTTGGCATAAACGCCATAGTCCGGTGCCAAGGAATGAAGTTTCTCTCTCAAATAAGAGATAAACATATTCTTTCCGTCCACAACCACATCTCCACTTTTCGGCTTGATAAAATTGAACGGAAGGGTAATCTCCAGCAGTTTATTATTGGTCTGACCGGAAGTGATTGCAGCGTCTTTGTTGTAAACGGTGGCTTCACCAAGCATCAACAGCGCACCGACAATAATATCCATACGCTTGTGGGCGGCAAGGGTAATCTGACGGTAGTCGTCTGCCAGGAAGTTTACAATCTCTTCCATTGCAGCCTTTTGGTCGGCTGGCTTAGCTGCATTGAACTTGTCAATCAAATCCTGCAATTCGGAAAGACGGTCAATAGACATCTGATAAGCATCACCCAAATAGGCAATCTCACCATATCCGGAACCGATGTTCCGACGCTCACGGATGGGTTTCTCTCCAAAACGTGAATTGATAGAGCCGGCCATAACTCCGGTTACAGAACCGATATAATCCTTGAACACACGAGTAGTCACTCTGCGGAAAGTAAGATACTGCTGCCAATAGATTGTGTCCTTGCGTGTCTGGTTCACACGTCTGATGATAGCGGAAACAATGTTCGCATCATCGAATAATGTTTGAATCGTTAAAAACATATCCTACCTCCTTACTCGTTAAATTCAAACCATCCCTTCATGTTGGCTTTATCGTTCTCGGAGAACGGTATAACCAATTTTGAGGGTTCAATTTCTGCGGCTGTACGAAGCAATGAAACCAATGTGACTCCGTCCTCAACCTTTGTACGGTTAAACAGAGCCGAATTAGCTACATGCTTTTGTTTTAAACCATCAACTGCAACCGCATTGAATAATACAGCATCTTTGGCGATATTCTCACCAAAAGCAGCCTTGATTGTCAAGACATCATAATTTGCATTTGTCTTGTCGATAGCCGAAACTTCCGCGCCTTTCGTACCGCTTCCGAGAAACATGCCAACGTATGCAAGGGAGTTCTTTTCTACCTTGATAGATAACGCCGTGTCACCGGTTGCGTATGCTTCTACTACTCTCACATTGATTACCGTGTATGCGAACTTATTTTTCAAGTCCGCACAAATCGGTGTAAATCCGGGAAGAAAACTTCCCACTACCAGGTTCTGCGTGTCGAGTTTGAACGGGCCACGTCTACGAATACCGGTCTGGACATCGTAGCGTTCCTCTTGCTCAACGGGCGGAACCAAATCGTACTTAAATCCTGCTGACATAATTAATTCTTGTTTTGTTCAACAATAGTTTTCGTTCCCTTGTCAATCATCTTAGCGATAGATTCAGATTCTTTCTCAATCTTCTTTTCCGCTGATTCGGGAGGGGTTACGCCCTTGAAGCCGTCATTTGCGAACTCCTGCTTCAAGTCCTTGAAATATGCGTCCAAGTCCTCATCGTCCTTGATGGCGCATCGTTTGGCGTAGTTTTCGGGAATACCATACTCCTTTGCCTTTGCCATAATCTGCTCCTGCCGGGTAGCTTGTAACTTCTCTGTCTCGAATTGAGCGAGCTTATCAGAAAGAGGTTTAACGGCTGCACTCACTGCGTTAGCAATAATAGCCGCCATGTCGTCCGTCTTATCTTCCAGCTTCGGATTAGGGTTCTCAATTGGCTTACCGTCTTTAAGGTTATGTTTCTTCTCGTAGTTGGAAACTGCGGTCTTGGAAGCATCCCCGGCACGGAAATCACCATAGGAATTTAGCACGTCCGAGAAGCTGATACCCTCAACAATGGAGTTTACCTTTGTCTCGTCCGTTACACCCTCTGCCTTCGTAGTGGCAATTCGGGTTAAGATAGCAGTGTCCACCCCAGCGAATTTCTGTTGCAGCCCTGCCAAAATTTGTTCTAAGATTGTCATACCGTATGAATTTGATTTATAAATTTCTACGGTAAATTTCGTTATTAATAAAGAAGGTGAGAAATAATCAGATAGGTGATACACGACAATGAAACGATTGTCGTAAAATGGTATAAAAAAGGCGTGAAACCGAATGGAATCACGCCTAAATATTCTTCTTATGAACTAATCAGAAACCCAACATCGCGGCTGGAGGTATATTCAGCACTCGACATAGCAACCTCGCAATTTTGAGGGTCGGTTCCGAACGTCCGGAGATATAGTCATTCACTCTTGAAGGACTTATTCCAATCTCACCAGCAAGTTGCTTTTGACTCATCCCTTTCTCTTCAAGGAATAGCTCTATCAATTCCGCAACGGTCGGTTTTTCTATCGGATAATGTTCTTTTTCGTATGCTATCACAATATCGGACATAACTGTAAGCTCCACCGCATTCTTATCATTTGAAGGCGTATTGTCATCAACCAATGGCAGAAGTTCCTCCACTCTCGCCAAAGCAAATTCATACTGTTCTTTCGTTACTTTATTCATACTTCTATCTCTTAAATGGTTGAACAATCTATCTTATCGTAATCTTTATGAGTACCAACCCAGCGAATGAAGACGTACCCAATTGTAAACTTAACAACGACAACCAACCGATAGTTGTTGCCTCTGATATTGAATACATAGTGTTGATTGCCTACATAATCAACTGAAAGAAAATCCACTTTAATGTCTGATAGATTCTTCCATTCAGCTTTTTCTGCTATATCATACCAACGTTCCAAAGCTATGCGTGAATCTTCATAACCTTTCGTCTCGTAGAATTCCTTCAATTTTCTATGTGATACAATTCTCATACCTCTTTTATTTAATGCAAAAATATGAATTAATTTTGAAT